TTTTGCTTTTCTTGCCATAGCAGAATGTTACCTGTCTAGTAAGATGTTGTAGATTTCATCGACTCGCGTGTTGAGTCTTTTAATCTCAGACAACAAGTGTGTAATTACATAACCAGCAAGACCCCCAATGACACCGAGAGTTGCTAGATAGAAAGTAAAGAAATCCTGCTGCGTCACTTCTTAATTCCCATAGCGGGATCATTGACATTGAGATAGCGCATAACTGGTGGCAGAATAGAAGCAACACCTGCTGCAATAAGAGCCTTAGGGTCAGTGACCCCAGCAGCTGCCATTGAGATTACTGCTACTAAAAAGGCTCTAGCCCAAGAACCTGCTGCTGTCTTTAGTTCATTCATTATTCTCCGCCTAACATAGGTATTTGAAAAAACTCACCCAGTAAGTCAGCTTCTTTCTTAAAGCTGACATGCATGTGGTGAAGGTGTTTGTTAGCCCCTGTGTAGTTGCGCCACTTCCAGTTAAGGACGGGAGACGCAATCCTGCCGTTAAATATAATGTACGAAATGCGCTTTTCTGCCTTAGACTTGCAACTGATTCGAAGTTGATCTGCAAGGTCTGACATGATATGCGGTTTGACTCCTGCACCGAATAAATCTGCGTCAATGTCAATGGCACGAACCCAGCCTTGCTCATCTGGATTATGATCAGACTTGCGAGCAGCGTGTCGGGTATCACCGACCCAACCATCCGATGCCCTGTCACGATCTGGGAAGGAATCATCTAACTGCTCTCTTAACTGAATAGCAGCTTTAGATAATCTTGGCTTCATGAGCAATTATCTTAGTCAAGTGTTCCACTTTATACATTTAATGTTGATGGCTTTGGCGGGTTTGCAAGCAACTCAGCAGCCCAAGCCGATATTGTCGCTTCGTATTCCGCTTTTGATAACTCAATTACTTGGTCATTAACACCTTGTGAAAGAGTTGGAAACTGTGCTTTAAGTTCTGCGATTTTGTTTGTTAGTTCGCTCATTATGCTTTCGCCAATCCATAGACTGAAATTGTGCCTGAAATTGTGCCTGCTGCTGCTGAAAAGATTATTCCTGCTGCGGTTGTCGAAGCATTGTAAAAACCGCCACCTGAAGTAAAATCGCCGTTCCAGCCGTTTTGCAAAGTGCCGCCCAATGATGGCTGAACTGCTGCACCTATTACTTGATGAAATGTTAGTGAACCGCGTAAACCATTGGCAGCACTACTTCCAAGATTAGGTAAGTTTAAGAATGTTAAACTAGCGGTTGCATACGCTAAATAGACACCACCGCCACCTGAACCAGTAAAAGAACCAATATAAGCACTACCAGCAACAGTTGCTGGCGCGCTTGTGCGGAATTGTAATCTTCCAACCGTCCCACCTGTTGAACAGGTAAGGCTTTCAATTATGACTACATAAGTTTCGTAGGTAGATGTAAAGATGTTATCTATAGCCTGTGTGCTAACTGCTGAAAATGTTGTTCGGCTGATAAAAGTATAACCTTGCTGAATGTATTTTAATCCTGTAGCTGCTGTTGAGTCAGCGACTAAAGTTTGTCCGTTTGTGCCTACTGCTAGGCGGGCTGGAGTATCGTTTGCACTAGCTGCGATGAGATCGCCTTTAGCATCTACAATGCTATTTTGGATAGCGTTAGAATCATCCTGTGCAACCCAAGAAAAGTCCATGTCTGTTCCAGATGCTTTAGCAAGTACCTGACCTGTAGTGCCACCCTTTAGATCAACTAAAGATGCATCGATTGAATCGCCTAGGGTCTCAATGGCTACTGCGCCATCTTTGACTAAGTCAGTGCTTGTTGGCACAGCCCAACCAAAATTAGGGGTTGTTGTTGCCATTAGTTTATTACTCCGATCGCTTTAGACCACACTAGTGTAGCATTTACGCCACTCCAGAGGGTATTGGTTGGGATTACTGTCGCCCATGTTGGGGCAATAAGTGAGAAGTCTGTAGGTGAGACATAGATAGTCATATCTACATAAGTTGGAGTCGCTGCAAGTGAAATGCCCTCTACAAAGCCTGAGAAATATCCCTCGAACATGTTAAAGGGTAGATTTGTAATAACTACTGGCTCGCCAAAGAACAGGTTAATAAGGTCGTCTAGTTGAGCAGATGGCATTGTAGGGTTATCGAGTCTAAAAGTAATCTGGTCAAGCTGTGTTCTAGGTGTTGCACGAAGCGCTAAATCTCTATCAATAATATCTTCAATGTCTGCTGTATGGCGGATGTTAGAATCAAATGACCTCTGATAGCGACCATAGGTAGAAATAGAGGCATCGTCTGTGGCCGAATAAGTGCTGCCATAATCATTGCCATAGCGCACAATTTCGCTGTTACGAATCTTGCCAATTTGCAGGATGGACTTAACGCTGGATGGAGTTGCGTAATTGCCATCTAATTGAGTTGAGCCATTTGCTGCTAAGTAGTTGCTTCTATGATCCGCATCGGCATATGAGATTCGCCCCTGTTTGTCCTCGTACAGCGTTCCAAGTGCGCTGTCTGCTATCTGCGTCACTAAGGTCTGCGTGTTGCGCTCTGATGCACTGAGATTATCCATCTCATACAGCCCAGCATCGATTTCACCTAAGCCCACATTCTCAGCATTAGCCCATGTGGTAGTAGGGTCATAGTTATACCACTGAAGGGAAGGTGCTACTTCTTGCCATTGGTTCTCCAATAAATCTGACAAGATAATGCGGATTTGCTCACCATCTAGGTCATGAGCTACTGCTGCTGTGTAAATGGCTTTAGGTAATTTAGCCAATGCGCCTACTGCAAGGATTGAGCCAATCGTGACAAAGCCAGTTTCTTCTGGGCTTCTGACTGAGGTTCTAAAATCTGAGACTGTGCCACCAAATACAGGCACATATACACCAGCACTGTCTTTAAGTTCCAAGCTAAGGGAATCGGTTACATCAATGTCAAAAAGAGCATTGGTAGAGTTAATAATGTCCATGCGGGCATAACCTGCTTGGCATTGCCGATCAATATCAATGCGACCTATGGTGACATTAACTGAGGTTACATTTGTATAAACAGTAGTTCCTACTGTAATACGCCATTCTGGAAGCCATGTCATATTGGTAGAAGCAAACTCGATGTTCCACGCTGGACAGCTTGGCGAATGACATCTTCAACAGCGCGGGCTATTGTTTCTGGGTCTCCAATACCTGTATTCACATTTGTGTTAATGGTTACGCCTGCTGGCAGTTGATTGCCTGTACCCGTTCTTCCTAAACCAACTGTTGATGGCATAGATGTAGTAGCTCCACCATTTGATGTAATGCCTAAAGATGCATTGCTTGCTCCTGCAAATGGAACAAAACCACCAAGTGCAGCTCTCTGCGATGCCGCTAAAGAATTGAAAGCAGATGCAGCAGAACCAGCAAAATTCTTGAAATAACTCTCAAGGCTTGCTAATTGTTCTTTGACAGACATAAAATTAAAATTCTTAAAAATATCATCTAAAGGCTTAATGCCTGCAAGGGTGCTGACTAACTTTTCCGTGTTCTTCTGAGCATCGTCAAGCAGTTTCGTGTATTTTTCAATCTGGCTAATGTTCTCAGATTCGATAGCCTGCATAAGCTTAAGACGAATACGATCTTCTTCTGAAATCTTGCCCTTGAGAGCAGCTTCAATCTGAATCTTCTGGATGTCAAAGATTGACTTGGCCTTAGCCAATTTTAACTGTGCAGTGTTAATTTTAAGATTTTCTTTGGCAATCTTGTTTTCAGTAGTTGCTGTTGATTTATTAAGGTTAGAGCCAGATTGGATGGGTTTTTTAGAGGGTGTGCTTAAAGTGACTCCAATTTGTTTGCCAGCAAAACCAAAAAAGATACTTTTACCAAGGTCTTTAACATTTTTAATAAGTGATGGAATGGCTCCTATAGCAGTACCAGCAGCTAGGGTTACTTTGTTAAAGCCACCCGCAAGTGTTTCCAAAAAGATTGTGGCATCGCTTGCTTCTGTTCCACCGCTTGCGCGAGATAAAGCATCAACAAAGCCTTTACCAATAAGTTCATTAGCTTTTCCTGTTGCAGTGCTTAAAACATCCATTTTGTAAGAAGTTGTAGTTAGGTAATCTTCTGCTGCTCCAGCTGATCTCTTTAGAATAACTGACAAGATTTCATTGAATGACAGTGTCGTAAGTTCAGCCTTTGTCAAACCTGAGTTGTATTTGACTAGACCTCTAGTAACTCCTACATAACCTTTACCCAAATCCTGTGTAACTGTGGCTAAATCAATGCCAGACGCTCGGCTGATAGTAATTGCATCATTAAGAAGTTTCTGGGATTGGGTTAATGAGCCAGTAGTAGTAAGCAAACCCTGAAACGCTGGACGGAGAATGTCGTCCGCGATTGCCGCTGAAGTTTCTAACTTATCAATGTAGTCAGCAATGGCAGGATTAGCGAAGCCAATGCCTAGATTCTCTACTGCTCGGTTAAGTCTAAGGGCTGCTGCTTCATCCGCTGCAAATGCTTTTACTGCTGTCTTGCTAAATTGAACTAATGCCGTTGCGCCAAATGCAATACCAAATGTGCCTGCAAGTTTCTTGACATTGCTGTTGAGTTTTCCTACAGCAGTATCGGCTTGCTTAAAGGCTTTATTACCAGTGTATTCAGCTGCTAAGTTAATGACTACTGATGGATCAACTGCCATTATTTAACTCCCATAGCGTCATAAAACTTTACTTTAGAGTTCTCAATAGCCTTAATAACTGCTGCGTTAGTCTGCCCGCCATCTTCTTTCCATGCTCTAAAGATTGCGCGACCTTTCATTTTGCCTGACCTACGACCTGCACCAGTCTGATTATTGGCATCTACTATCTGCCCATAATTATTCATCGCTTCAATAAATTGCGCACCTGCTCGCGGATTATTGCTTTTAGATTGATTCTTAGTGCCAGAACGAATCATCTTGCCGTAGTTGGCTTGACTCTCACGCACAACTTTAGCCATAGGAGCCTGCTCGCGACCATTAGGATTCTTGCGACCAGCAGTCTCATAAATAGCACCAGCAGCAGAAGCATTAACAATGCGAGCTAGTGCTCTGAAGCCTTTCTTATTAGGTCTAGATGGTGTGGTCTTATATCCAATACCGCGCTTGGCTTTTCCTGTATTCCAAATACGATCACT